CAGTGCAGCCTTGAACGTGTCGGCGGTGGAGACAGTGTGCGCTGGCACTCCGGTCCCATTAAATGCGTGTACGGCGTTGAGCAAGTCAACTTTGAACGATGTACACATTGCCTGAGTGTTCGCCATTTTTTATCCAATCATTTGAGTTATGCCTTCGCTGAACACGTTGCGCTTCAGCACAACATGGACAGACCGATGCACCATTTCACCATCTAACCAATACTCGGTGAACGAAATTGTCTCGTTGTCAGTCTCGTCTGAACCCTCGCGCTTTTCTAGCAGCGAGTCATCCATCTCACCCTTTGTAGTGGTCACTATCATCCGAATGTCCTTGCTCTTGCCATCAACGCGCCGCCCGTCATAGAACCTCGCTCATCAGCCAGGTTGAGTGCGTCAATACCCTTCTGGTACAGGCCAGCCCATATCTGGATTCTCGCATCATCCTGTAGGTACGGCGCGGCCTGGAGCAGCGAACCGTAAAGGTAAACGTCGGGCGACAGAGTCAGCAGCCAGTTGGTCGTGTTTGACGTGGACAGCTTGCTAAGTTTCCCGTAGTAGATCAACTCGGAGACGTAAGAGGTGTCAGGCGTCGGTAGGACGCGAATCTGTCCACCAATCACGCAAAAATACTTAGGCTGGCCGCTGGCGCTGTAGCTGACTTGCAAGTCATCCATCGCGTTGATGCTCTGGAATAGCAGCGGGGAGATGGGGTTCGTACCCGTCAGCTTGAACGATTTAGCCTCCAGGTAGTCGCTTGGGAGTGCGCTGTACTCGTCGCTGATGGTGGCGTTGGCCCTGACAATCATCTGCCTGGTGCGCAGATCGCGCTCCATCTGGGATTCCGCGAGAGATACAAAGTCGGTGATGGCAGACGTGAGATCGCTACGGTTTAGCCAATCGGCGACCGAGGCTTTCAGTTCAGCGTAGGTGCTAAGTGCCATGCTCTGCCTTTTCCTTCTCGATGTCGCGCATCATCCAGGTGTGGTCGTGCTTGAATTCAAACGTCCCGATGTGGCCGATCTCTTTGCTCACGTCGTGGTCTATGTAGATTTTATACCCTGCCGCCTGCGCCTTCCGGCAGAAGAAGATGTCCTCTCCGATGTAGCCGCGCTTGTCGGTGCGCCAAGGAGTTTCGAACCAAGGTTCGGTCAGCTTCTCAAAGACGTTGCGCTTGATTAGCATCACGCCCATGCCGATGCTGCCAACTTCCTCGATGCCGGTTGACTCTGGCATGGTGTAGACCAGTTCGCGCTCACCATCAGGACCGTACTTCTGGGCAGTCGGGCCTGTAGGGATTCTCCGGCGTGCGCAGTTGGTCGCCACGATGTCCAGGTCATGCTTGAGCAGGCGCTCGACCATGTCCTGCGGGAACGTCATGTCGGAGTCGATGAACAGGATATGGGTGCAGCCCTCGCCCATCGCATCCAGCGCCAGGTCAGCACGCTGGTTCTGTATCAGCGTGCCCTGCATGATTTTGAGAGACACTGCGTCTGTCGTGTTCAGCGTGTGGTAGCAAACCATATTCACCAGGCAATAGGTGAAGTTGGCGTGGACCATGTCACGGGCTGGCGTGCAAACGGCAATGTAGTTATTCATACTTGTCCAGGTCTCGTTCTGAAAAATCTGTTGTCGGGGTCGTTTAGCCAGCGTTTCATGTACGCCTGATCGTCCAGCTTGCCCTCGGCCTTGAGTTTGTAGTAGACGCCCTCCGGAATGCTGGCAACGTGATGCCACTCGCCCTTCCAGTTTGCGCGTTCATCTACATGGTTGAAATCTGCCTTGTTCGCTTCAACAACTGCTGTGACATCCTGCTGAGTCTGAATTGTTGCCTGGCCAGTTTCATCGTTGTAATGCCAAAAGCGGGTAATACCCGCTTCCTTGTTCTCGTCAAATACTTGATTGTTCATGCGTTAAAAAAGGGACCAGGTTGCCCTGGTCCCTTCCATTGATTACGACGTAATCAGGTCAGCAGCCAGACCGTGTGCGTTCTCGGCCAGCACTTTATGACCCCACTCCACCAGCAACATACGCTTCTCAGCGTCGCCGGTCTTAGCGAGTTCAATTTGCTGGTAAGGACGCAGCACAACCATCTTTGCGTACTCGGGGTCCAACACCCAGGCGTCACGCTCGCGCTGGAAACGGTTTGCGATAACGCTTACGTTGCCAAAGTCGCTGACGTAGACATCAACCGCGCCGATCAATGTCGCAGGCTTTTCACCGCCGTTGATGTTGAAACGGCTGGAGGCGATACCAGAGAATCCGCTGACGCGCTGCTTGTTAACAGGGCCGGTCATCAGAATCTTGGGAGTGCCGCCAGCAGCCCACACTTGCTGAATCACATTCTTGAGAATGGTCTCAGTAAAAGTGCGGACGTTGCCGTCAGTGCGTGCAGAGTTTGGCAAGGTCGTATACGACGGGTTAGTGCCGTTCGTCTGCATATCGACGTTGGTCTTAACCCACGCGCCCAGAGATGCAGTACCGCGTGCAACGCTGGTGCTACCAGCAGCAGCCACCGCGCCGTTCAGCATGGTGAACTCTTGGTCGCGCTTCAGTTCGGCGCTACGCTTGGCGATCTGGTAAGCCAGTTCGCTGCGACGGCCAGCCTTATTGACCACCTCTTCAGTCGCGGACAAGATGATGGTCTTGCGCGAAATCTGAGCGTAGTTTTGCAGGCGCACAGTTGCGGTAACAGAATCAAAAGAGGCGACATCGTCACCCTCAATCTGCTTGTTGGCAGCGGCTGCTGCCAAAGTATCGGTCTTCCACTCAAACAGGGAGTTGCTGACAGACTCGCGTCCGATGTTACTCATGTAAGGAGTTTCTTCGGGTGCGATATTGGTGATGATGTTGGACAGGTCTTCACGGATACCTTTGGCGTCAAAGGTCGTGAAAGTATTGGTTACGATTGCCATGATTTACTCACTTTAATAAAAGTTCAATTGCGGAGACCGCGTCTTGTACGCGGCCACTTTTTGCAAGACGTTGTTTTGCACGCACTGACTCGCTTGTTGTGGAGACTCGACCCGCTGCACCTGGCTTGGCTGGTCTTGGGCCATTGTTGGTCACCGGCTTGATGTTGCCCCGCTTGGACATCATCTGTTCATAGAGTGCCGCTTTACGCAGCACGTTCACGACGCGGTGGTCAAAAATGTTCTTTAGTTCATCAGGCTGGAATCCTGCCTTTTGGCCGAATTCGATGAGTAGCGCCTTCTCTGCCTTAGCCTTGGCGGGGTCTTTCCACTCGGGTAGGACTTCCATCAATTTGTCTTGCTCTTGAGCAAGAAATGCCTGCATAGACTGCGCCTGTTCTGCGCGTGAGATTTCTGCAAGACGCTGCTGTTCGCTCTGAATAGCCGCGTACTTGGTCTGGTTCTCTCGCACCAACTCCTTCTGCCTCACCCACTCGATGGGGTCTTCTTGATAAAGACGGTCCCAGTCGATCTGAGGCTCTGCTGCCTGCTGAACCTGTTGCTCCAATGCTCCCAACAGTTGAGCGTACTGCGCACGCTCGGCGCGGATGGCCTGGCTCTCTTGCTCGACTTGCTTGCGCACCTCGGCAATCTGCTGGGTCTTCCGCGTGTAGTCTTGAGTGCGTGAGTAACCTTGCTGGAGTTCGTCAAGCGTTACAGAAACTTCCTTACCGTCTACCTTGACGGTGAAAGTCTGCGGCTCTTCGCTCTCCTCTGATTCCTCATCTTCCTCTGACTGTTCGGTAGGTGTTTCATCGTCCGATGCGTCTGCATCACCGGACAATTCTTCATCTAACGCCGCCTCAGTTTCCTGAGATAACGCCTCGTCGGTTGACTTTTCTCCCTCGTCGGGAAGTATGGCCTGGAGTGCCTGGACTGCTGCGTCCATATTGAGTGATTCTGTCATTTGCTAACCCGTTCCAGCGCACGCTGCGCCACTTTTGCGTTGTCGATGGTCTTTGTCAGTTCACCTTTGAGGTTATCTATTGCCCTCAACATGGACCAGGCCATCTCGCGTTTCGCGGATTCTTCGGGTTTGCTGCTCTTGAAAATCCAGAGTTGCTCGTTCTCAATCTTGCTTAGTGCAGTATTGAACGTCTCATCCTCTAAGAGTTCCTGCGCCTTGCGGCCAGAGCGTATTGCTTGTTCTGTCATGCCATTCCAGGTTGGTTGATGGGTGCCTCTCGATTCATGCTGGTGACAGCTTGAATCTCAGCGTTGCTGATTTGTGCGTTGTACTTTAACTCAATTTCGTATTTCTTTAGTAGTCCATCCTGCGCCAACTGGTCGCGCCGGAAGTCATCGTCTCGGATCATCTGTTCGCGCTTGAGTTCCAACTCGGCTGCCTTCTTCTGGATGTCTGCCTCGATGGATTTGGCTTGCACCTCGGCCAGCACCTCCTCGGGTGTCGGTTTGGGAGGTGGTGGCGCTGGCGGCTGGTAGTCGGCAGGGATGTCGTTAAAGAACTGGCTGGAGTCCTTGAACCCGCTGAGTTCCACGATCTTGCGCAGGGTGCTGGCGTACATGGACGGGCTTACCAGCGGGTTCTGGGCGCCGAGTTGCGTCAGCGCCTCCTGCTGCTTGGCGCTGATCATCATCAGAGCCTGCAGGCGCTCGTTGGTGTCGCCGTTGCCCAGGCCGATGTTGATGCTCACGTCCATGTTGGCGTTCCATGCGCGGGGATCGATCTCCACAAACTGGTCGCGCAGGCGAATCATGCGGGGCTTGTCTTGGTGGGTCACCATCAGGAACAGGATGCCCTTAAACAGCTTCTTCATGCCCTCGGCCATCATCCGCGCCGTGAGTTCGATGCGGCCCTGGGACGCGCTGATGGTGGCGGCCACCGCCGCCTTGGTGCTGGACTGCAAGGCGTCGGCGTTCAGACCCATCGCGGCCTTGCTCATGCCGGTGCGGTCTTCCTTGATCTGGTCGATGTAGTCCAGCATGGGGAACGCTGCCTGCCCGACAAACGGGCTGGAGAACGGCTGCACCATGCCAGGGGCACGCATACGAATGATGGCTCCGGTCTCGTTGTTCAGCACGTCGTCCATGTTGACCTGGCCCTCGACCACCGCGGTGCGGGGGTGGATGGACTGCGCCAGGGAATCCAACGTGTTGCGCAGGATTTCGGACTTGATCTCCTGGATGTCGTGCGTGATGTCGAATATGGACATCGCCTCAATGGGGCTGGTGTGTGGCTCGGGGTCGCAGGGGAAGTCAACAAAAGGGATGTAGGACGCCGGCAAATTCCGCACCACCTTGTAGCCAGAACCCATGCAGCAGATTTTCCGCAACTCGGGGATGCCATCACCGTCGTAGTCGATACGCTCGTACGCCTCGATGTACAGGACGCGCCGCTGCATAGGGTTGGCACTATCGGTCTGACCGACCGCTGTCGCCAGCGGCTGGCGTGCCAGATACTCTTCGTTATCGTCCAGGTCGGATGCTGTGACGTTGTCCAGCACCTCGTCCTCGTCGTAGCCCATCGCAATAAGTTCAGCCACGGTCGCCATCTTCCGGTGCGCAATCAGGCTGCAATCGTCAAAGGATCGCGCACGCCGGTCGATCAGCAACTCCTCGGGTGGCACTGCCATGATCTTGATGCGCCCGTCCTTTGTCACGCGCTTGAGTTGCACGTCGTGCAACATGGGAGGCGGTGGCATTGGCATCATCTGACCCGTCATTGGGTCAATCTGCGGCTGCATGGGGGGCGCGTCGGGGTCGGGGTAGCTGA